TGTGCCAAACAGCGTGCATATACTCGATAGAATCTGTACTACCACGTTTAGGTACTCCATCTTTATCAAAAATTGTATATCCATCTTTGTCTTTCTTATCTGTAAAACCAATTCTAATATGATGTACAAAAGCCCATTCAGGCATATATTTTTTAAAGAACCATTCTCTTGATTGACTACCAAAGAAATTAAGTCGAAGTAACATAATCACATATCCATCATCGTCTACATCCTGCAACGCTTTTTCTATAATATCTGTTGCAATGGCAAACGGTGGATTTGTAATAATGATATTAGGTTTGTAAAGTAACTTTTCCTTTAAATAATCACACTTATTTTCAGCAAAGCTATCTTCTCGTAAATCATATGTATGTATTCCACAATCCCCATAAATATTTTTAATGGCTGTTGGATAGCTCATAGGGTGATATGCATCTTTATCTGTTTTGGGATTACCTCCTGAAGTTGGATCAACGATAATAGAATTGTTCCAATTTAAAGGAACAACTTTTTGAAATGATTTTAAAAATAATTCAATATCACTAATAGGAGTGACATAATAATCTGCAATATGTTCATCTCTTGCATTACTTCTATTTGTACTACTCAAATTTGTTCACCAATAGTAGCTGCGCAGCTTTACTCACATGTGAACGTCATTTCCTTTCTTTAATTGTACTTACATTGTTATATTCTCTTGTTACTTATAAATCTTTGGTAATTTTTTAAAGGCAACTACATCATCTCTGAAGCAAACATTATCCTTATAAATCCTTTTATCATTTAAATGAGTTTCATCGTTATATCCATATACTTTATATGTATTGTAAACATCTAATCGTCTATTATCTTTCCATCTTAGTGTCTTTTCATCCCAAAATAAATCCATAACATATGCTTGTCCTGGTTCTTCGCCATATCTAATTGAGCATATATACCAGCCACGCTTTTTAGGGATATGTTTAGGATATGCTTTCCATCTATTGAACATATTTTACCTCCATAGGAAACCAAAATTTCTTCTTACTTTAATTTATTCTTTGCTTACTTCTTGCTTTAATATGGATTGACTTTGATGATTTCTTTTCCAACCTTTTCGGCATACTTAACACAATTTGCTGTTCCACCTTTTGAACCATCCCACACTGCAATAACTTTATCAGCTAAATCAACCATATACTCGTTTCTTTTCTGCATTAACCAAGGTTTATACTCCTCATCAGATACCAACTTTACTGTATCTGCTTTGGAAAGAATATCATTATATTGGTCAACGCTCTCCTTAATCCATTTACAAGAATGATTCTTACAAGGAATTGCACAGTGTAGTTTAATATCATAGCCTTCATCTTTTAGTTCTAATACTGCCAATGCAAATACTGTATCAACTCCAAGAGCCATTCCTGTAATTGCTTCTGTACAATTATTCTCTTTCAAGATGTGTTTAAATAATCCTTTCAAGTTCTGCCATCGTACATCAGCAAGATCATATCCATATAACTTACTTGGTCTGTGACCTGTTACACATATTTTCATAGAATTTTCCTTTCCTTTATTGACTTATGCTACTAAATTTGATATAATATATTCTCATAAAATATTTTAAAAAGGAGTTGGTGTAGAATGTTTACTCATTCTGTAGAATGTCCTCATTGTGGGAAATCTGTCACACATAATTGGTCTGAATATATTATAAGTTCTGATGTAGTTGATGAAGATCGTGGTATGGGAACTGAAACTGAACATTCCATTGAATGTGACGAGTTTGAATGTCCAGAATGTCACAAATTATTTAGTGTTTCTGGTTCGGTATGGGAATATCCAGAAGGTGCATATAATTACCACGAATTACATACTTCACCAATTGAATAGTATTTATACATAAGAGGCACTTCATAAGTGTCTCTTATATTTTATAAATCACATGAAATATCGCTTTCAATTTAACACTATATATAGTGGTTATCTATCTTTGTTTGCTACTATATACAGTGGTATTTTCATCTTAATTCTATATCTTGGTGTGTTTCACCGTCTGAATAGTAAATATTCCAATCCTTGAATAATTCGACCAGCTTTTTATTATCCCAATCGCATTCATTACAATGCGTGAGTGCTAATGACTTCTGATTTCCAAAATCTCCAATATCATTTGAACATCTACTATATAATTCTCCTAAATCGAGTGTCCCATATCTCAAAGTGTCCTGGAATGGATTTGGAACATTAGTATGGTCATACATATATTCGTTAATCAGACTCTTAGAACACTCAGATAGAAACTTACCTGCGCCATGTCTTGTCAAATATGTACGAGATACATAACAAGTCTCAATATTTATCTCATCATTCCATTCAACATTTTCAATTACTTTCTTGGGATTTTTAATACCCGTATTAGATGGTGTTAGATGTGGGAAATACTCTGTGTTATTCTGATCAAGTAAAAGACCTTGTGCTGCTTCAAAAACAATATTATCAAACTGATTCAAAAAATAATTATCTGTGATTGTCAAGGAATGACTATTCATAAAATCCCAATCATCCAAGAAATGTTCAAATATTCCATTGTCCATAAATATCCTTGCCCATTCACTAGACAATATAATATTCTCTCTTTTGAACAAATCTACATAATAATCTCTAATATTATAGCCCATATCGGTAACGCCAGCTTTATATCTTTTGATTGTTTCAAAAATACCTAATCCACAGCTACCATGTTTGTTCTTGCCACGACTTTCCTCAATAATCTGATTTGCCATCATATCAAATGGTGTAGTTACCATACAGTTTTGATTGATATATGTATTTGGAACATAGTTCAACTTCATTAACTCATCATATTCTTGCTTAAAAATTATTGGATTTACTATGAAGTCCTCAGATAAATATGTACTTGCTCTATTAAATGTTCCAGATCCAAAATGATGAAAGACATGTCGGATTGCATCTGGCGTTGTTACTGTATGCCCTCTCTGAGCACCACCATTTGAACAAACAACAATACTATTGGGTTTCTGTGAGAAATAATCTGTCATTAAACCTTTGCCCTCATCTCCAAAGTTTGCTCCACATACAATCTTAATATCTTTCATCTTTTTAAATCTCCTATCTTACCAAGTAATTCCTTCTGAATTTGAAGGTGATACAACTGTATCTACTACATTATTCTCTGCTTCGTTGATGATAATATCTACAATCTCATTTGTAATACTATCCATAGTAACCTTTCTGAAATGAGTATCATCGAGATACTTTTTATAAGACTTCTCAATCTCGGCTTCATCCCATCTGCGACCATGATTTACATCTAAGTGATAAATATTAAACTTTTCAGAAGCTTCCTCGTATAAATCCTTTGTCTCAACATCAGACTGAAGATTATCGCCTGTAACTTCTGATAATCCATGACCTCTATCCTTATATGGAAGATATGGATTAAGCTGCTCATCACCCATAGTAATGATAATTCCCTTTCTTCCACGCTTTAAGCAGTCAAGTTTTGTGTGACGAGAACCAAAGTACCAAGCTGCTGTGTATGATTCGTAGCTGTTACCACCGCCACCAAACTCAAAGTAAATCTTATCAAGCTGTTCAGCAATACGAATATCTGACTCAAACTGTGAAGCCTGAATTGGACAACTATCACAAGCTAAATCACCAATTCCCATAACAAGGAACTCAACATCTGTAACCTTTTCATACAGCTTTGTCATAATTACATTAAGCTTCTTTGCCACTTCAACGGCAGCCTGTCCCATTGAACCAGTTACATCAAGTGCAAGAATGACAGGAATTGTATTTGGATGTTCCTCTGTATCACAACATTCTCTCATCGCATTCTTAGGATTAAGTGCAGAATCAATTGTTCTTGCCTTGAACATATCTTGATTAGAATAAGATCCTCCGATAGAACCATCTAATGATACGCTCATTCCCTTTGTTGCTGAATAACTTACATAACTATCTCTTGTCCATGAACCACATCCCATATTATGCTTCCTCCTCTTCTACATCTGTGTCATCATCATTGTCACTCATATCAAAATCAAACATTCCATCGAACATATCACCCATATTACCGCCCATCATCATAAGTGGTAACATTGAACTCATGCCGTTATTGCCATTCATCATACCGTTGGAATTATTATCACCCTTCATCATCTGAGAAAGCATCATATACTTAAAAATATTACCTGTACCCTTCTTGCCCTTGATTAAATCACTGCCAAACATTGATACGATCTTACCATAGAAGTATGTATTACCCATAAATACATGTCTCTCAGGAAGTACGGTCTCGATTGTTGAATCCTCATAATTGATAACTGTAATCTTTGTCTTATCAGCTTCGATTACGCATCTTGGCTTACCGTTAATAAGAATAATGTCACCCTTTTCAACCTTATTTGTTGGAATTACGAAAAAGAACTCCTCGCCAATATCAAATACAAAGTTACTACAATTTGTAAGCTTTCCAGTCTTGATGTTATATGTTTTATATCCACTTGCTGTCTTAACTGCAATACCACCATTCATGGAAAGTCTACACATTCCACTTCCTACCTTACCAAACATACCATTTAAAAAATTGTTCATCATTTTAATTTCCTCCTATTGAATTTTTTTATTACTGCTTACATATACTTATTCTCTCTTTTATGAGAAGAAATGTCGGTTTCAATTCTCGTCATCTTGAAATGCTTTTATTCTATTTTCAAGATAATTTATCTCATCTTCCCAATGCTCAACTAACA